CCCGCCGAGAACAGGATCCCGGTCGTGTCGTCTTTGGTGGCCGAGCCGCCGTTGTTGATGAAGCAGCCGTAGACCGTGCCGCTGCCGGTGATCGCGAAGGCCTGCGTCGGGCTCGTACTGACCTTGGTGGCCGCGGCGCCCATCACCACGTCCTTGCGGTTGCCGGTATACGTCGGCGCGTTCGCGAGGCCCTGCTCGAGCCAAGTACCGTGCGATGTCTGCGTGTCGCCAGCGGCGGGCGTACCCGTGCCCTTCAGGCCCATACGGATGGTCTGGGTGTAGGTCGAGCCTTTCAGGTACTTATCCAGAAGGTCGTTCTTGCCGACGTCCAACAGGATGTTCTCGAAGGTTTCCGTCGGGCTGGCTTCGAACTGCAGAGGCCGCATCTCCTCGGTGAGCCGGGCTTCCGTCTCGGTATCGCCCTTGGCCGCGGCAGCATTGCGCGCATCCCACAGAGGCATGAAAGCATCCATGCATTCGGGACGCGGACGGAGGTGCGAGACGGTGTACTCGCCCTTGACTGGTTTGTTCACGATATTCATGGTGTTTCCCTCAGTATTCATGTTCAGTTTCGGCACCCGCGAGTTCACCCGTATCAGTGTAGTTGAACTTGACTCGCTTCTTGCTCGCCGCCTGCGCGGCAAGCGCAGACGCCACTGATTCCTTGACGATGTTTGCGAGGACTGCCGCCTGGTTGTTGGCGCTGTTGTCCGCTGACTTGGTCTGGAGCCGCATCGTCTCGCGTTCCGTCTCGTTGCCCAGCTTGGCGTCCTGCAGCTCTTTCTCGTGCTGCATCTTCTGCTGCTCGAGATTCTGCTGCGCTGCCATCATCTGCTGCTGGGACTCTTGCTGGGCTTGCTGGATCTGGCTCAACGCCTCGTCGGACGGCACGACATCGTCGACCGGGAGCTCCATCGCTGCCGCCGTCTCGCGCAGCAGCGCGGCCCGATACCTCGCGGTGATGATCTGCGCGTCGATCGGGTTGGCCGTCATGGTCAGGAACTGGATGCGCCGCTGCTGCGCGCTCTCGCGGATCAGGATCGCCGCGGCGCCACGCGGCACGACGATGTTGTCGCCCTTGATGCTCTCGTCCGGGTTGTAGAGCATCTCGTTCGTGAAGGTGTCGCCGATCGTCGGCGCGATCACGTTGCTGTCGATGTTGGCAATCGCCCGGCGCAGCCCCTTGGCCGCGTTGTTCATCAGCATCGACAGCCCGGTGGCCGTGTCCGCGCTCCCGCCGGCGCGCTCGTTGCCGTAGGTGTAGCGCGGGATGCCGGTGGCGTCGTCGGCGCGGATCTCCCATTTCTCCAGCGTCGCCATCAGCTTGTCGCTGTTGTCGCTGGGCTGGAAGAAGCCGATGCCCGGGTTTACCCCCTGTGTCGGGTCAGACTTGAGCTGCCAGAGCTTCCACGGGAACATCTCCATCGACTGCTCGCCGTCGGCGAAGCGGTCAGTGTGCACCCAGGTCTGCGGCCCGGAAGCTATCGAGAGGTTGTCTGCGAGGGCGCAGGCGATCGCGTTGCACATCTGCTGGGGGGTAGCCGCCAGATCAGGGATCGAACGCCCCCAGAAGGCCCCGGGGATCTCGTCGTAGCAGGCCTTGCGGTAGGGGCGCTGGCGCAATGGATCCGAGTTCATGGCGGCGTAGAGCACGTAGCGGCCGCAGATCAACACGTTGCACTCGTACTCCCGCGTCTCCTCGAGGTCGCCCGCGACGCCCCACGACATCAGCTTCCAGCCAGGCACGCTGCCCCAGTAGTTCAAGGCGTCGATCACCCCCGGCGGCGCCAGCCACATGTAGAGCGTCTCCTGCTCCAGGCGCTGCCGCTCGCTCTCGGTCCACAGCCAGCCCTCGAGGTGGCCGTTGTAGTAGTCGCGCAGCGCGCTGTCGATCTGGTCGTCCTGGTAGTTGGGCAGCCCCTTCAGCGCGAAGAGATCGTCGCGGCGGAAGCGGATCCGCTCGATGAAATCGCCTTGCTGGGGTGACTTGCTGCCGCTCGCCGGGTAGACGTCGAACGGGCTGACGCGCTCCCACGTCTGCTGCGGGTCGTCGGAGAGGACAGGCTTGAAGGAATCCGTCCACTTCAAGGTCTTGTGCCGCGTGTAGATCGGGCCCTTGAGGATGGCCGCCGGGTAGGTCACGAAGTCCTCGACGAAGGAGTCCATCGCCTTCTCGTACCCGCCTTGGGCAAGCCGATCCTCGATCTGGCGTTCCATGCGCTTCGCGCGCTTCTCGGCGATCTTGGTGTACGTCTCTTCGGCCTCGTCGCGCAGCTTCTCGCCGATCTGCGTGACCAGCTCGCGGAACTCGTCCCGCGCCATGACACCGCCGCCGGCCTGACTGGCCTGCTGCATGGCCTGTGTCGCCTCGCTGAGTGCCTTGGCCACCACCGACTTCTTGATGTCCCTCGGCAAGTCGGGGATCGGTGTCGGGTTGACGCCCCACGGCTGCTCGCCGATGGGCAGCACGATCTCGCGGATCCACGCCGACGCGGCGCGGCACTTCACTTCGGTGAGGGGGTGCCAGACAATGTTCAGGCCGCTGTTGGCGGCCTGCATCGTCGATACCTGGGCGGCGCTGTAGACCCCGCGGCGCGCTCTGAGGTCACTGAGCATCTTCACGTCGATGCGGACCTTGGAGAGCTTGTTGCGCATCCACGCATTGCGAACGTGGCCGGCCAACGCCGTCTCGTGTGAGAAGTCGTCGGTGAGATCCTTCGCTTCAGGGATAGCAGCGGCGTCGCGTTGCAACGTCTCTTGCAACCCCAACTGACGGACCAAAGGGTTTGCTGCCATATTGCGCGCGATTATGCAACAGGAACGAAGTGAGTGGCTACACCGTTCTACCTAGACCAGATGACAGTGCGCCGGGTCACGGGCCGGACCTTCGCCGTGACGATCTTGCGATCGATCAGTTCCGGCACGAAGGACAGCGCGAGGCTGTCGGCCTTGTCCGGCGACTTGCCGCCGTTCTTCTTCTGATCCTTCTTGCTCTGAAGCTGGATCTGGAAGGTGCCGCTGTAGCCGTAGTCCAGCGAAGTGAGCTGGTCCGTCAGGTCGTCGTCGTCCGGCACCTGGCCGTGCTCGAGGAACTCGCGCATCTTGCCCCAGCACTCCGAGCGCTGGTTGAAGTACTGCTTGGAGTCCTTGGCCGGCTGCCCCCACTGCACCGCGATCAGCGGCGGGAGCCCCGGCATGCGGCGCAGCGAGGAGTCCAAGTCCGCACCGTTGCCGATGGCGTCGTATGCGATGCAGGCGATCGGCGCCTCCTTGCGCACGATCTCGAAGACCCGCGACGCGAGGTCCGGCCCGTCGAAGCCCGACAGGCTGACCTGAAAGTGCACCTTGAGTCCCTGCCGCAGCGTGATGACGCTGGAGTCGTCGCCGAAGCGCGCCGGGTCGACAGAGAGGATCTTCTGGTAGGCGTGGTAGCTGAGGGGATCCAACCGGCGCCGGCGCGCCTGGTTGACGAGCTCCGGGCTGATGAAGTTGGAGAAGCCCGCGCGCGGGAACATGCCCTTGACGTGGACGCGCACGAAGTCGCCGTCTTCGCCGTATTGCGAGATCCAGTCCTCGATCAGCGCCTTGTTCGTGAAGCTGACTGTGCGACCGTCGACCCGACTCACCGTGTTGCGCCGGGGCTGGCTGCAGTTCTTGAAAAACCGGCCGCTGGTGCGGGTCGGGTTGCCGTAGCGCAGCCAGAAGATCTGCGTCTTGCCGTCGGTGAGCGCGCCGTCGGTGCCTTCCCATATCGGGTCATCGATCGCGCTGGCCTCATCGAAGATGATGAGCATGCGCTTGCCTTGGTTGTGCAAGCCGTTGAACGCTTCGGCGTTGTGCTTGCTCCACGGGATCGCGTCGACGCGCCAAGTCTTCTCGCGGTCGGGGTCGTCCTTGATGTAGATCGAGGTCGCCGTCAGGGTGAACATCTGCCGGCCGATGAAGAGCTGGTACCACTTGCCCAGTTCCGACCAGGTCTTGGTGCGCAGCTGGGTGTCCGTGTTCGCCGTGACGACGCCCCGGGTGTCGGCGTGCGTGCTGATGGCCCACAGGACGATCCACGCCACCAGCGCCGACTTCCCGACCCCGCGGCCCGCCGCGGTGTCCTCCTCGACAACGCAGCCGTCGTCGCCGCCGGCCTCGATGCGCTCGCCGATGCGGGCCAGTTGCTGCGCCTGCCACTCCTCCGGGCCGTCCATGCCCTCCAGCGTGCCGCTGCCCCACGGGAAGGCCCACTTGACGAAGCCCAGCGGGTCGGACTCGAAGCCGGCCAAGGTGTCCATGAACTCGCCGACGCGCGGCGGGATCTTCGAGGTGTCACGCAGGGTCTGGACTTGCACTGGGATCCTCGGTTGAGTCGGGTACGCAGTCTCGAAAAGGTCCCTGTTCTTCAGCAGGCGCTTGCCTCGGCTCAGGATCTTGTCCGACCCGATGCCGGGCCCGGGGATGACGCTGCGTACCGAGTTGGCGAAGCGGTCGCCGGCCGGCGGGAGCGGGTTCTTGAGCTGCCACTCGAGCGGCTTGGGCCCGTGCCAGCCGCTGTTCCTGTTGCCCACAGTTCAAAACGTCGTCGGTTGCGCGATGCCGCGGATCACCGCCATGAAGCCTCGCTGCAGATCCGTCGCGCCGATGCTGACCCATCGCTGGTCGAGCGCGGGCGGTCTGCTGGGAGCGTGTGCTGTGGGTCTGTTGACGTCGGAGTGCTCGCGCAACTTGGCGATCCACGCCCCACACTGCTCGGCCAGGGCCTTGCCCTCGTTCATCAGCGCGGCCTCTGCCTCGCTCAACTGGCGGTAGCCCGTGATCTTGGGCTGAACGAACGTCTCCATCAGACAGCCTCCCAGTCTTCCGCCAGCAGATCGGTCTGCGACGCGAGCCACGGCACGCGAGCGCCTTGCGGGTACGCCGCGCTGCCCTGCGGGTAGTTCAGGTACAGGTAGGGCAGCGTCATCAGGCTGGCGAGCGTCGGCTCTTGCAGGAGCAGCCACATCCCCTTGCCGTTCCACCCCGTGCGCGCCACCCTGCCACCGGCCTTCAGGACCGCCAGCGCTCCCCCGAAGTTCATGGGGCTCACGGATTCGCCCGCCTGCTGAACGGAAACGTGCTGGGCCACAGCGGGTCGACCGGCGTCTTGGGCGGGTAGCCGCCGCCATCCTGCGGCAGCGCGGCGAACTGCTTCGGGTCCATGTCGTCGATCACGCGCTGCGATCGCATCAGGCCGCTCGAGCGACTCTGCGTCTGCCCCTGGCCGATGCCGGTGGCCTGCGCGCGGAAGTAGACCGGGTCGACAGGCTTGGCGGCATGGGTGAAGTTACCAAAGTCTTTCTTCATGGTTCGTCTCCGGTTGGGAGTGGATCGGCTCGGTGGCCGGCTGCTCGACGACGTGCTGCTCGACGTGCTCGACCTGCCGCGGCTCGATTATGTGCGCATCTTCCACGTTCTGGCCAGCGAGCCGGCGCTGCTTGGCCTCGTTGAGCCGGTCGGCCAGCACGTTGGCCAGCACGTTGATGCCGTCGTCCTCGTCACCGACGACCTTGTAGTGGCGGGCGAGGATGGCCAGCGCCGCGCCCTTGTCGGCGCGTTTGACGCTTCTGATCTCGACCTCGCCGGCCGTACCGCCGCGGATCACCTCGACGTTGATCTGCGTGATCGTCGCGGCGACGTCGTCGGGCAGATCCTGAATCGGGATCATGTTGCCGTGCTTGTCGAAGAGGTCAGCGGCGCTGGCGAAGGCGATCCGCGCCAGTTCAGCCTTCACCGTCTCCGCGGTGACGCCGACGTGGGCGAACTGCACCTCGTTGAGCTCGATGATGCGTTTCTTGACCTCTTCCCGACGCAGCCACTGCGACCCTCTCGAGGCTTCGAATCCGATGGCTTCCGCCGCTTGGCGCATGTTCCCACTGACGCAGTAGTGCTGCGCGAAGGCCTCGTGGATGGGATTCATCAAGGCGCTCATGGTGCCATAGGCGTTTCCACGCCGTTGACCTTGCCGATCGGCCCGCGCGCGACCAAGTGGGCTCGCAGGATGTCGTTGAAGTCGGTCAGGATCTTCTCCATCGCGGCGGTGAGGCTGACCCAGTTCGTGCGCTCGGCGTCATCGATGCGACGCTCATCCATGAGGCGTTGCAGCGCAGCGGCGGCGTACTGCTTCGCCGCGTCCTTCGTGGGCAGGATCAGGCGGCCGTCGCTGCGCCAGACCACTTGCTGCGTGTGCCCCGAGGGGTACGTGATGAGGGCTCCTCCGTCCAGCGGGTTGGCCGGCGGTGGCGCCTCGAGTCGACGTAGTTCTGTCATGGGTGAAATCCGGTTTTTCGGTTTCAGAAACCGCGCAAAAAATCAGTGCTTGGACTTCATGCTACTCCACTTGGGGGATTTCGAAAAATCCAGAGTCCAAATTCCAAATTCCAAAGTCTAAAAAGCAG